CTAATCAAAATTACGCATTAATAATGCATAATTTAAATCGATTTCTTCAGGAATTGGAATATAAACAATATGTCCATCACCTAAACCAGCAGGAACAGGTTGTCCTTTTTTGTTTTCCATTCGCTCAATCGTGAAAGTTTTATTACCCTTCGGTGTCATAATTTCAACGCTATCTCCAACAGAGAATTTATTTTTTACGATAACTTCAGCCAACCCATTTAATCGTTTACCAGAAAACTCACCAACAAATTGCTGCCTTTCCGAAACTGAATGGCTATGTTCGTAGTTTTGCATTTCCTCATGCTTATGGCGACGCAAAAATCCTTCTGTATACCCTCGATGAGCGAGAGCATTAAGATCTTGTAACAAGCGAGGATCAAAAGGCTTACCTTCACTGGCAGAATCAATAGCTTGGCGATACACTTGTGCTGTTCTTGCACAGTAATAAAAAGATTTAGTTCTTCCTTCAATCTTGAGCGAATGGACACCAATTTTTGTTAAATCATCTACTAGTTCCACTGCTCTTAAATCCTTTGAGTTCATAATATATGTACCATGCTCATCTTCATAAGCTTGCATATATTCACCTGGGCGACCTGATTCTTCAAGCATAAATACTTTACTAGTAGTTTGACCAATTCCTAATGTTGGTTCAACTTGTTTTACCGAGATCGGTTCACATTTATGTACAATTTGCCCCACTTCGTCTTCTTTACCCTCAGCAACTTTATATTCCCAACGGCAGGCATTAGTGCATGTTCCTTGATTTGAATCACGCTTATTAATATAGCCCGAAAGCAAGCAGCGCCCAGAATATGCCATACACAATGCGCCATGGATAAACACTTCTAACTCCATTTCAGGAACTTTTTCACGGATTTCAGCAATTTCATCAAGTGATAATTCACGCGATAAAACGACTCGAGTTAATCCCATTTGATGCCAAAATTTTACTGTTGCCCAGTTAACAGCGTTCGATTGTACAGATAAGTGAATTTCCATATCAGGAAAATGTTCGCGAACTAACATGATTAAACCTGGATCTGACATGATGAAAGCATCAGGTTTCATATTTACAATGGGTTCTAAATCACGAATAAAAGTTTTGAGTTTAGAATTATGAGGAGCAATATTAACTACCACATAAAACTTTTTGCCTTGAGCATGGGCTTCGTTAATACCAATTGCTAAATTTTCATGATTAAATTCATTATTACGAACCCGCAAACTATATCTAGGTTGCCCTGCATATACCGCATCAGCCCCATAGGCAAACGCATAACGCATATTTTTTAAAGAACCGGCAGGAGAAAGTAATTCTGGTTTAGCATATAAAAGTGTCATCAAAAATGCCTCTGATTTCAAGTCAGTATTACATATTAAGTAATAGGTTAAGCAAAATAGAGGGCATTTTACGCTTTAGAATTTTGATTGGCAAATATATATTATCAAAGCAATCAAAGTATCACCATATTTAGCTTTATTTAAAAGCAAAGCAAATAAATCAGCTATTATCAGCATAGCAAATGTTTATAAGCCTACTGCACTAAAAGTTAATAAATATCTTATTGTATAAAGACAGAAAATTAAATTATAGATAAAACATTTATTGCAAATAATTTAATCAGCATTATTAAGTAAAGGTAAATATTCACTCCAGCGATATTCCCTAATAGGCATAGGTTTAGCCCCATTAAAATATAAAACTAATGCCGGTTTAATGTTATTCCAATTATCTACAAATTCATACCGAATAAGACAACCTTTTTTTATTAGATTCTTTGCTTTCGCATGATAATTAAAATAGCTCATAGCCTATCTCAATAAACTAAAAAATAAATATTAAAAACATGTTGACATATTTAAAGTTAATATAAATCGTTAATATACAATATTTGATTAATGACAAATTCGCATAAAGTGATTATAAGATTATTCTAAATAAAGATTATTAAAATGGAGGCGCGTCCCGGAATCGAACCGAGGTAGACGGATTTGCAATCCTTAACTCACACATTAAAAAACAACAACTTATAAATAAATCAATATTTTACAATGTCAATAAAGGTCTTTAATGGTCGATAAGGGGCAACTCGACCGCCATTTTACCGCCATTTTTTAGCGTTTAATTAGTGGATTTAATGCCGCTGCTTCCTCCAAGTGATCGGGTGCAAAGTGAGCATAACGCATTGTGACTTTAATATCAGTATGCCCAAGTATTTTTTGTAGTACCAAGATATTGCCCCCGTTCATCATAAAATGACTAGCAAAAGTGTGGCGTAATACATGAGTTAGTTGTCCGTCGGGCAAATCAATGCCGCACTTCTCAATCATTTTTCGAAAGTATTTATCACTAATAGTACATTTAAATAGCTTGCCCTTGGTTTTGGGTAATTCGTTTAATAGCTCTTGCGCGATCGGTACTGAACGGTTACGCCGTCCTTTTGTTTTGATAAATGTAATCCGACCGTCTTTTATTTGTGATGCAGTCAGATCGCATATTTCAGACCAACGCGCCCCAGTTGACAACCCTATCTTTACTTTAAGTAACAGTTCTTTATCTGTGCTTAACGCAGCTTCTGTTAGCACAGCATCGATCTGCTCTGCTGTAAGGTACGCCATTTCTTGCTCTGTTGTTTTGAACTGTTTTATATTTTCCAAGGGATTTGGCTTGTCCCACTCTCCAAGTCTTTTTAGCTCATTAAAGACGGAGCGTAAATAAACAAGCTCTAAGTTCAATGTCCTTTTTGATACTGTTTGTTTAGATTTTACTCTGTAAATTTCACCGCTTAATCGCTTTTGTCTATAATTTGTAAAATCCTTTGTAGTGAAGTTATCGGCAAGTGGATCCCCTAGGCTTTCACAAATAAAGTCTAATATCCGCTTTTCTCTCTCGCCGTCCGCTAGTGTTTTTCCATGTGATAAATACCACGTATTCACTAAGTCAGACAAACGCCGCCGATCTTGCTTTTCAGCAATCCAAGGCTTGGTAGCTGCTCGTTCTTCGATATAGCTTTCATAGGCAAGCGCTTCGCCTTTTGTTGCAAAGGTTTTGCGGATGCGCCTGCCACCCTCTAAGTATTTTTCAAACAGCCATTTGCCGTTGGATTGCTTGCGTACGCTCATCCCAGAATTTTAGCCTTTTGTTATTTTCTTGGATTCTTTATTTCACAATTTTTAGCTTCTTCTAGGAACAGCTTTAATGCATTGTTTAAATTTGAATATGTCCTTGTTTCCATTCTTACGCTTCCCACTCCGAATGGTCTATGTTTCGATTCGGATTGATATATGTATACATTGGGGTTTGCCCTAGGCTTTCCGTTTTTGAATGAATCGTGCAAGGTGATGTATGTTATCTCATTCCAGTAGTCATCCATGCCATTTTGTAAAAAAGTCTGCCAACCAAATCCTTCTAGCGTATCTTTATATTGTTCATAGATTCGCTCTATTGTTAAGCTCTGGAATTCTTCTATTTTCTTTTCATCAATATCAAATTTAATTATCTCGTTTTTCTCGTCAAGAATTTCTATTTTTTTTATACTGAATGACTTTACTCGGTTTGTTTCAACATCTACCGCTCTCAGCGCTCCGCCGTCTGCACTACGCGGTATAATTGTTCTCATTCCGCCCGGTTTTGATCCGCCATGATAAATAATATTAAGCACTTCACCTGATTCAATTGCCTTTAATAAATACTCTGAAATTGTCATCCCATTTCCTTTTTTTATTTCTGTAAATTAAACTTGGTTCTTAAAAATACTACCTTTTAATAATTGATATTCACTTTCAGTGATTAAATTATCCTTTTTTAGTGCTGCAATTCGTTCCAGTTTTTCCAACGCTTCGCTTGATAGTTCAATTGATTTTTTTTCTGTTTTGATACCGTCGATGTTTGGCTCACCCTCGCCCGTGCAAAGCCAACTCAAATCAGCCCCAGTTTCCAATGCACATTGAATGACATATTCAGCAGGAAAAGAATTTCTTAATATTCTATTTGTTATAACGCTTAACCCCACATCAAAGTGGCTACACAATGCTTTGACCGTTTTCAATTTGTATGCATTAACCATTCTGTTAACAACATTTTTACTATTATCAAACTTAACCATTTCCCCTCTCAAATGCACAAAAACAAAATTAACCATAAAGTGTTGACATTAACCATATTGTGTTTTAAATTAATTAAAAAACACAATATGGTTATTTTTAAATATCAATAAAGGTCAATAAAGGTCAATAATTCCAAAAAGGACATAATGCACTATGAGCGAACCAATTTCAATAACTTTAAAGTTTGGACCTTGGGTAACTGTCGAACGATACGCTGAACTTTCCGGTTTACCTCTTGAAACAGTTAAAAAATATGTCAAAAAAGGGGAGCTTCCGGTCAAGAAGAAACCTGTTTCAGAAAAATCAAGCCGTACCCGTACACTGATTAATATGTTCGATATCTCAGCAGGTGCGGCAATGGAAAGTAAAAAACGAATCAATTTAATTTTTGAGGGTTAAGTATGAGCCACGCAATCTATTTAAGCCCAAAGTCGGCTAATAAATCGACTTTAATTTATATCAAGATTAATAGCCACAATCCGAAAGGCTATATCGAAAAGTCAAACGGGCAAGTAATTAAGTTAGTGAATGGTGAAAACCATGCAAAACCAACAAACAGTTAACCCACGCAGCTTATTGCGTGAGTTTCATCAAATTTTGAGCGGTAAACGTAGTCTGGCTCGTTCTGCTTTTAACAATTTAAAGCCCGGGCAAAAACGTTTATTGCTCAGCGCGTCGGGCATCGAATTGCGTACAACGGAAATTTATAACTCAGATAGTCAATTTACTCATGCTTGGCAAATGCAATATGACAATCTGACAGATAAAGAAGTCGACGACTTAAAGAAAGGTTTACGCAGGTTGCAAGCAATTATTGATGCATTCGGACTATGTGAAGAACAGGATTTTAAGAAAGAAACAAAATACAGGTGGCATAAATGAAAATGACAGCATTATCGGGCGATGCATTATTGCAGGCTCTAAATCAAGCAAAAGAAGAAACAAAAAGCGGACTCTGTGACGTATTTACGGCAAAGTTGGAACGACTAGCTACACATATCCGCACCAGCTGCTTAACACCGATCGAATCGGCGGAGCTGTTAGAACAAGAAGCCGAAGTCATGCGATCGCAACAACGGGAAGATATTTAATGACAGATTTAGCAGATATTGCACAAGCACACATTGAAACAATTGTCGCCGCGGCTGTGAAAAATGCAAGTGCAAAGGTTTACAGTGGAGTGTCTTCGCTTTATTGCCACGAATGTGGCGAGCCAATACCTGAGGCAAGGCGTGACGCCGTGCCGGGTTGTAGTTTGTGTGTTTATTGTAAGCAAAAAGAAGAACACGAGGTAAAGCATGGGGTTAGTAAATAAATTGCGATCCGCCATGGGTTATACCCCGCAGCACGTCCGCATACTTGCGGAACTGCAAAAACTTGCGGATCACTTTGAAAAATCTTGGTGTTTGCAGCGTGAAACACCGCTACTTCAAACAAAAAAATAAAGGAGAAAAGCAGATGCTTTGTGAATTTGAAAATAAATCTTGCAAAACAATTAAAGTTATAAATGTAGATGATTATCAGTTTGAGCTAATTGTGGGTTATGGCGTGCGAGTAATGAGCATCTCTAAAGAGCAAGTAAAAGAATTAAAGTGTGCAACAATCTTTGCTATTGCGTGCGGTAGCGATGCGATTGTTTGTGAAGCAATCGGTTTATATGATTCCGCGGTTGATAACTTTACAGATATTCTTGAGTTTGAAGTCAAAAAATACGAAACAGAATAAATTCATCAATCAATAATCAATCGGGGCAATCAGCCCCAAATCTTTTAAGGCTCAAAAAATGTGTGTAGAAAAATCCTTTTTAAAATGGGTCGGCGGTAAAGGTCGGCTTATTCCTCAATTATTACCTCACTTGCCAGACGGCAAGCGGCTAATAGAGCCGTTTGTTGGGGCGGGTAATGTGTTTATCAATACAAATTATAATAGCTATATATTAGCTGATAAAAACCGTGATTTAATTAATGTTTATTGCTGGCTACGTGATGATTTAGTCAGATTAGTAAATACCGCTCAATCACTATTTGATAGTGACATCGATTTTTATGAAGTTCGCTGCCGCTTTAATTGCAATATAACGCAACCCTTTACGTTGGAGCGTGCCGTTGAGTTTATCTATTTAAATCGTCATTGTTTTAATGGTGTTTGTCGTTATAACCAAAAAGGTGAATTTAATGTGCCGAGCGGCAAATATAAAAAAATTTATTTCCCCAAGGCTGAGCTAATCGCATTCAGCAATAAGCTGGTTTCTACCCCAGTTACATTAATAGCAGCAGATTTTAGAGCGGCGATCGAAATGGCCGAGGCGGGCGACGTTATTTATTGCGATCCGCCGTACATTTCGGGCACTAAAAACGATATTTTCACCGGCTACACTCCCCACAAATTTAATTACCCAGTTACGAAATTGCTACGTGATTTACTGGTTCATGCTGTCAGGCGTGGGGCAACTGCGATCGTATCAAACAGTAACAACGCAATAGTAAGAGGTATTTTTAGTGATTTCGAAATCTACGAAATCGACGCCCCGCGGTCGGTTGCGGCAAATGGTAACCGCGAGCCTGCAAAAGAAATCATAGGCGTATTAACGCCGGATATGCTTTAACAATCATCATCAAAATTAGGGAGGTGTAACTGTGTTCAATTATATATGTAAATATTTATTACGTGCTGCTAACTCTTTGGAACGTTCAGTGATCGTTATGCAGCCACAGAAATTGAGGAAAGGCAAAGGCAAAAATAAAACCGCACACACGCCTACAGGCATAGCAAAAGCCCGCCGAGTGGCGCGAAAAAATCGTAATAAAAAACGTAGCAAATAACATGACTACAATCACGCAGAATCTACCAATATTAAGTGACGGGGTTAAACACGCCCTGCTTTCTGGTATGCGTGATTTTTACGATACCGTCGGTAAATTTTTGCCGACTAAATTCATTCAACAAAAATCACAATACGCAACAGCCCACCGTGCGCCTCGTGATTTAACAATTATTGAGCGTCCACTATGGGAACAGATTCCGCATGAGTATGACTATTTTCACCCGTATTTTAGTGACGTCCCGCAATTTATTGGTAGTTATTTTGCTCGCAAATATGCAACCCTGTATCAAGAAAAAGGTTCAAAAACAGCCAATACTTATTTACGCACTTGTGGACTAACTCGATGTACCGAAGTGCAACAGCAATACGCAATCAAAAATGCAGGGGAAAGCCTGATTGTACAAGAATTTTATGAGCAATTATCGAGATTACCAATTTTAGACAAAATCGACGTTGAAGAACTTGGTGGGAAGATTGCTAACTATATGCACAGTCTAATTATTAAGTTTTTAGAAACTGACGAATTTAAGTTAAGCAATAACGCTCACGAATTAGCTATCTATAAATTTGCATTAGGGCAACTCAAGCCGCTAAAAATTACAGCCCCTTATTTTGCTGATTATAAAAAAGGTGAAATCAGTGAACAGCAAATTGTTATCGCATTGGCAAAATTATCAGATAACAAATGGTGGCAAAGCAGATTAAAACGCCAGTGGGCTTTTCAACGTGAACATTTAGCTATTGCCGCTGGGCAAGTTCAGAAATCCGCAAGCCCTTACGCAAGCCGCACTTGCGTGGGTGAATGGAAAGAGCAAAAAAGAAAAAATAGAGAATGGTTAAAAAATCAATGTATCGAAAATGTCGAAACCGGCGAACAGTTCGAGTTAGTTTTACAGGTCGATAAATCAAATGCCAACCCTGCAATCCGTCGTTGCGAATTAATGGTCCGTATGCGAGGCTTTGAGGATATCGCCGACGAGTACGGCTATGAGGGGGCATTTATAACATTGACCGCACCATCTAAATATCACTCAGTACACGCCAAAGGTGGTTTTGTGAAAAACTGGAACGGCGGCACGCCACGGGACACGCAGCGTTATTTATGTGGCGTATGGGCAAAAATCAGGGCAAAGCTTAATCGTGAAAATATCAAAATCTTTGGCTTTAGAGTTGCTGAGCCGCATCACGACGGGACACCACATTGGCATATATTGGTTTTTATGTTGCCCGAACATAAGCAGCAAGTTTACGACATTATGCGATCATACGCATTGGAGGCGGACGGTAGCGAACAAGGTGCACAGTACGCCCGCTTTAAGTTTGAAAATATCGAAAAAGAGAAAGGCACTGCAACGGGTTATATTGCCAAGTACATCTCAAAAAATATTGATGGCTATCAGCTAGATAATGAAACGGACGACGAAACAGGACAAAACCTAAAAGAAATGGCGAAGAACGTAACGGCTTGGGCGAACCGCTGGGGCATTCGTCAATTTCAGCAGATCGGCGGCGCACCAGTAACCGTGTGGCGTGAACTGCGTCGACTCGGCAGTCAAAAAGTCGAAAGCCCAGCTATTGATCCGGTTTTGGCCGCAGCCGATGCGGGCGACTGGGCGGCGTATACGCAGCTACAGGGGGGTGCGATGGTTCAGCGCAAAGACCTGCGGGTCAGAATTTCGTACGAGGACGAGCAAAATCAATTCGAGGAGACTATACAAAAAATAAAGGGTGTTTTTTCGCCGCTGGTTGGTGCTGCGTCATTTATTTGTACGCGGCTAATTAAATGGGCTATTGTCTCTAAAAATAGGCGCGAATGCGCCCCTTGGAGTTCTGTCAATAACTGTACGGAGGTTAAAAAATCACCACAGGACGATCAGCGTCAAAAAGTGATAAATGAGCTAAAAAAACATCAAATCAATTACAATTCTCATCAGTTAAATCATCTTTTAGCGGGTCGGGAACTAAAATTTAGTGACAAATTACTAATAAAATGGGTTAAAGACAAGTTGGCCATAATCGACTTACGCCAAAAATGGAGTGGTACGCCGCCGGATATAGAGTGGAGTTTTTAAATTTTGTAAAAAACTTTCAGGAATCTATACCGTTTCAACTTAAAACAGGAATTAATACACATGTTGACAATAAAACTAAAATCGATATATAGTAAAAATACGTTAGCAAAATCTAACGTTAGGCTTGGAATCCTAAACTTACAAAGAGCATAACCGCTCAACGCGGTATTTTTATGCGCGCTTAGTCATACCTTTTCAATGGTGGCTGGGTAAGGGAGCCGAAAGGCTCGCCGTTTTCTTTGTAGGCGGAATTCCAACCTTATTCAGTTCACCGCCAGCGCTTGGAATCGCTGTTGGTGTTTACTTAATTTATTATACAAAGGTAAATACTATGAAAAACTTTAACCAACTTACAACAGTTGACACATCAGAAAATGTTATCATCCATCTAAATAATTTTGCAAAAATCGAACAAGCCGAAACAATCGCCCGTAATTGCATTAATGCACATTCAACTCCAACCGATTTCATGGTGATAATTTGCTGTATTGCTGATTTGTTGCATTCTGTGATTGAACAATCTGAATAGAAATGGCTGTCGTTAATTCGGCAGCTTTGTAATCTGCTTATTTTTTACCTGTTTTTTTATGCGGCTTTATGTATTAATAATCAAATAGTTAGACACTGATCACATTTTTTTAATTTTTTCTTGCCAAGTGATAGCTGTATAAATATACTGTATATATGCACAGTTAACAAAGGGTGAAAGAATGGATCAAATAACAATAAATAGCATTAAGTTAGAGCAAGCCGAATTTTTAAACAAATTAATGATTGATGCTGAGTTATCAAACAATGATATAAAAATCGGCTTATGTTTGTTGCATGAAATATTATTAAAAATGAAAGAAATTGACAAAACTACGCAGGATTAATCACATCAAAAGCCAGTTGTGAATTATTGCCATGACTGGCTAAATAAGCATTTAATCTATCTAGTCCTTTTGCGCTCGGGCTTAACACTCTATCAAATTCCGATTTAATTCTAAACGTCAAGCCGCATTCAGGATCTGAACATGAACAATATTGATAATTTAGCAGTTTGTGGGTTCGTGCGGTTTTGGTTATTACGGCTTTTTGGCCGCATTCGGGACAGAATAATAAAGGTGTTCGGCTCATGTTATTCCCCGGGAAGTTCTACACGAGCCAATTATAACATATTTTAATCAGTTGTTGAAATAATTACTTCAAAATCAAATAGTAATCGATTAGAAAATGGTGAATTAATGATGTCTTGATCGCTGTTCACTGAATCACGAATTAAATCCTGTAAAACCTTGGTTTCAGTTGCCATATAATTCTTGCGTAACTTTGTAACATCCCCTGTATTTGATCCGTTGGCCGGAATAACACCCGAAAGGCCGGCAGGAAAACGATGCGCATTTAAAAGGTCTTGTGCTGAAATATTTTTGATATTAGCAAATTCATCTTTGGCCGAGTTTAGATCGCCAACGGGTATCAATTTTATACCCTCGGGGTTGCCCTCGGGGATACTTACAAACATATTTTTAAAGTTACCCACGCCTTTAGAGTTCTCTATCCGTTCTTTTATCTCATTTTCGACCTCATCGGTGATATTCGGGTCATTAACGTAAAAAATGTAACCCATATGCGCCCCGTTATTATAATAGCGACGGCGAAACATAGTAGATTCACTGTTTAACATGGCACTATTTACACCACCTAAATAATCAGGCAGACCGTAAACTTGTTGCTGTGTGTCGGGCATTTTTACTTGAATTACATCTTCAACCGGGTAAATAATCGTTTCATTTTTATTTGGGAAAACAAAGCCAGTTATTTCGTTTTCATCATCGTTTTTTTGTGCTCTGACATATAACGACATTAGCGGCGTCAATCCCACAACATTACCAAAGGCGTTACGCAGCTTTAGCAGATAACAATCACCAAATATAATTAAATCTAAAAAAGCCGACATGGCTTGCATATTGCTTAATCCGCCACTTTTGTACGTGCTTAGTAACATGTTACGCCGTGCTTGCACTATTCCGCCGTGCTGTGCGTTGATGTTTGGCAGTTGTGACAGGGCGAGCCGGTCAATCGGGATCGTATAGCAATCACGTTCATATTCATTGCGGGCATTATGATAGTACGTTAGATCAGTTAATACCGTTTCGGGTCGTTCAAATGCGATTGAACTCATTCGAGCGGTTTTTTGTGCTTTTTTTCGTTTAAACAGATTTATCATTTTTGTAATACCCATTTTGATTGACGTTTTTTAGTGTTGTTTAATGGTTCATTAAATACCGCGTGCGCTATAGCAAAAAATTCGTCGGCATGCCCCGTTTGTTCGGTTCTGCTAGCGGCATATGTGATCTGGTTTGATTTGGCTGTGGCTTGTTGTTCAATTGACATAAACGCCGTGATTAAGGTTTTTTGCTCCTCGTCCCACTCGATCCGCCCCTCTTCCACTACGTCAACCATTTTCAAAACTAATTGATTTTTGATATTTACGTTATAGTGAATATCTCGAACTTCACGCCGTGCAAACTCTTTAATATGTTCATAAACACCGTAGCCGATCCCGGTTATGTCAATGCCAATATAAGTAATATTGAACTTAGCCTTGATTTTTTTAATTTCGTTGGCCATATATTTAAAGTTCATGCCACGCCATTGATAAATAGTTAGTACCCGAAATTTTTCATCGGGGTGTAACGGCGGAGCAACTAGCACAAACGTAGCGTTGTCACGTGTTCGGCTCGGATCAAAGCCCGCCCACACTTCACGATTTCCAAATGGCCGATCGGCTTTTAAGTCTAAATCCTGCCATTTGCTAGTATCAGTAATGCATTTTTGCAATTTTTCAAAGTCAAAAACACCTTTACCGCTTTCAGCGAATTTACAGCAATACAGAATTTTAAAAGCTTGGGTGCTGTTCGAATCTTTTAGATCATCAATGTCAACTTTATCAAAACCGAGGTTGATTGCATCTTCCATCGTGATAAGTAACCGCCAAAACTTGTCTGGGCAGATTGTGCCATTCATGCGCAGCGTTTCATCGGCCGGGAAGTCGATATTTTTCCGTTTTGGTGATCCATCTTTCCATTCTTCGCCCGACCATAATTTATAACATGGGTGATCTTTAGTGCTTGGTGTTGAAAATAACGTTATTCTAAAATCCCCTAGCGTTGCCATAGCTTTGGCGCCGGTGTACAGGTCGATAAATTTGGACATCCAAAAAACTTCATCAAAATAGACGTTACCGCTGTAACTTTGAGCTGTGCTTACATTGTTGGCGCATAAAATTAAATTGGCATGATTGCTCAATGTAATAAAGTCGCCACCTTTGATCTCAACACCAAAAAACTTACCTGCAATCTGCTTTATATACATTGAAAAAACCCGTGCTTGTGCTTTTGATGATGATACAAATATTTGATTATTGCCCGTCAATACCGCATCTTCAAACGCCTCGAATGCAAAATAGAACGTAAAACCAATTTGGCGGCTTTTTAAAATAAAGCGATAGCGTGATGCTTGCTTGTGTTCTCTAACATAAAGCTGGTGCGGATATAAAAGCGTTTGTGCTACGTCGTCAAAGGTTTCTTTTGTAATGCCTGATATGTCATTTTTTCGGCGTCGGCGTGGCTTTTTACCAGGTTTTTCGTTTGATTGTTGTAAATTTTGTTCACTATTTACCGCAGTATTAACGTTGTTCGTAATTTCGGTTGATTCTGCCTTTTTTGGGGTTTTAGAACGAGCATTAACAAGCTTGACGTGCTGAATAACTAAGCTTTCAATCTCTTTTAATTCAAGTTCAGTTTTATCATCTCGACCGATTAATAACGCTAGTCGGCGATTGATCGCATCTTCGACCGATTCCTCACTTAATAGTAACGACCATTTATACTTTTCCGCCCAATAGTAAACGATCCTTACATTTTTTAAATGTAACGATTTGGCTATCTCTTTTGGCGTGTGACGCTTTAAATATAGCGCCTGCGCTGCTTTAATTAGTTCGGTATTGTATCTCATGTAACTATTGTCTAGTAATCACATAAAACATTCATCAAACCCTTTTCGGAAAAGGCTTTATATCCGAAACGCACGCCGTGCAAACTAAATTACTAGCCGTTAACATACTCACATCATTTAAATCAATTCAACCAAGTTAAAAATATGGCAGAAATCAAAATCAGTGATTGGTTATGCATTGCTCAAGAAGGCAAAACAATCGACGGGCGAGAAATCAAACGTGAATGGCTCGAAAGTGTTGTAAAAAATTACAGTGCAGAATTATATCAGGCATTGGTTTGGTGTGAGCATGAAGAACCATTTTGGCGGCAATTTTCCGCTAACTTGGGCACGGTTGAAGAATTAAAGTTAGAGGAAAAAGACGGAAAACTAAGATTAATGGCTCGATTGCGTGCTAACGCTATTTTTCAATCTATGAATGAACAAGAACAGAAAATCTATTCATCAATTGAAATTTTACCCGACTTTCCGGAAGACGGCGATTTTTACCTTGTCGGCTTGGCTGCTACCGATCAGCCGGCGAGTACAGGAACTTCACGGCTTGCTTTTTCAGCCAATAAAAAGAGGTTTCGAGCTGAGCCGGTTTTACTATTTAATTCTGAAAAAAATAATTGCTTACCAAATAAAAAAATTAATTTATCAAAACTCACTAAAAGAGAGAATTTTAGCATGACACAAGACGAAATTGATGCATTGCTTGCCGAGCTTGAAGAAGCTAAGAGCACAATTGCAGAACTGCAAGAACAAAAAAAGACACTGATTGAACAGCTTGAAAGCGGGAATGTCGAAGCAGCACAAGCAACAGCCGAAGAAATTCAAGAAAAAGCTGAACAAGCAATCGATAACATTGAGGAAGCTCAAGAAGTAACCGAAGAAGCGGCAGACAATGCTGAGTTTTCACGAATTAAAAAAGAAATGGCGCAACTCAAAGCAGAACATAAAGCATTAACAAATAAATTTAATGCATTGATGAAAACCCCCGTAAGTCAAAAACCGGGTATTGGTTCACAAGCATTTAGCATTGATTTGCACTAAGTACTTTAATCACAAGATAAAACTAAAACCGAGATAAACACATGTTAAATCAAAAAGCAGAACAGTTAATACAAAAATATTGCACGGCACTAGCTAAGCAAGCCGGTGTTACGAATATTACTAAGCAGTTTTCGTTATCGAATCCAATGGATACCCGCCTCCGCGAGGCAATTTTACACAGCACCGAGTTTTTACAAATGATAACGTGTTTTGACGTTGATCAACTGAAAGGGCAAGTTGTTGTTACGGGTACTTCTCAATTATTGACGGGACGAAAGTCAGGCGGTCGATTTATCAGAAAATTAGGCGTAGACGGTAACACCTACGAACTAAGCGAAACCGACTCATGTGCGGCATTAGATTGGGCTACGTTAAGCGTCTGGGCTAACTCCGGCGGTGAGGGTGAATTTTTCCGCATGATGCAAGATTTCATCGATAAGCAGTTCGCACTAGATATGCTTCGCATTGGCTTTAATGGTGTTAGTGTTGCAAATACTTCCGATCCTGATCAGTACCCAAATGGTGAAGATGTTAACAAAGGCTGGCATCAAATCGCTAAAGAGTGGAACGGTGGATCTCAGGTGTTAACAACTCCGGTTACATTAGGCCCGGGTGGTAGTTATGAAACATTAGACGCTATGGCGTCGGATTTAGTTAATCATTTACCGGTTGAATGCCGTAACGATCCTAATATTGTTATCTTAGTCGGCAGTGATTTGCTTGCTCGTGAACAATTCCGCTTATATAGCAAAGCTGATACGCCAACGGAAAATTTGGCAGCGGCTCAGCTTGATACGATTATTGCAGGTAAAAAGGCATTTGTGCCGCCATTTATGCCCGGTAAACGTATTGTAGCAACCACGCTTAAAAATCTTCACATCTACACGCAAAAAGGTTCACGTCGCCGGGCGGCCGAAGATGTTCAAGATCGTAAACAATTCGAAAACAAGTATTGGCGTAATGAAGGTTATGCATTAGAAGTACCGGAATTGTACGTATCGATTGATGAAAGTGCTATCTCATTCGTTTAATTAACCACGCCGCTAGTTATTATTGGCGGCTCAATAAAAGGTTTTTATATGACAGTTGTTTTATCACCATTTCAGCAACACCGGGAAAAAGTTGCACAAATCAGTCAAGAAAAAGCGGTGTTGGTTGATTCAAAAAGTAGCTTGCATATTGTTAATGCTGAGCTTGAACGTGATATCGAATACCTGCGTACCTTTGGTAATGATATGGCAGAGCGCAACGAATATAAATTAAACGTTGTATTGCCCAAATGGATGCCGAAAGTTGAGCGATATTTACAGGAGGGTAAAGTCTACCCTAACCCAATTTTTGTTTGGTGCATTGTTTGGTTGTTTGATACTCAGCAATTCGATCAAGGGCTTGACTGGGCAGAAATTGCAATAGAACAAAATCAAAACACGCCAAAAAATTGGAGCATGAAACTGCCGGGGTTTGTTGCCCGTGAGATGTTTAATTGGGTCGAAACAACGGCCGCAAACGGGCATTCTGTTGAGCCGTATTTTAGTCGAGTTTTTGAGTTAGTTAAAAATAAATGGCGATTATACGAATCAGATAAAGCTGAGTGGTACAAGTTTGCCGGTTTATATCTATTACGTGATGAAAACGGCGCACCAAAAGCCACGGCAATCGATAACGTCGAAGTATTAAATCAGGCAAAAGAGTTATTAACTCGGGCGCAAAATATTTATGCCAAAGTGGGCGTTAAAACAATGCTAGGCAATATTGAGCAACGAATTAACGCATTAAGTAAATAACAGACTACACACAACGCCAGTGCCCAGCGGATGCGAATTTGGCATCTGTCAGGATTCAAAACCCGCGTACGGGCGCTATTTTACGGATGTTTTTATGTTTAGTGGACAGACATTTAGTCAATCAGACACAGTTATACAGAATGACGGATTTTGGCCCGATCTGAATTTATCAGAATTTCAGATAGAACGCGCTATGTCGCCAAACATTAATAATCAGTTATTGCGTGATGCGATCGTGTCGGCTGTTGTTGAAATTAATTTAACGTTAGAACAGTACAAAAATAAACAAATGGCGAACGGTATTACGAGCGCCGAAAATTGCGGAGTAGTCAGCGTTGGGGGTGTTTCTTCAACAGTGATTATTTATAAAAAAGCTGTGTTTGCACGAGCCAAAGCCGACCTGCTCGGTGAGTTTGTCAGTATTGCTAGTCGAGATGACAAAATCGGCGAAAGCCAAAAAGAAATGAAAACGGCATTATTAGCAGAAAGTACAAGGGAAATACGTAAATTACTGGGCTTACGCCGCTGCGGGGTTGCGCTGATATGAGTTTGATTACTGAGTTAACCACATTTTTAAAAGATAACCTGCCAGCTGCGGTTTATCGTGGGCAAAAATTCAGCTCATTTATGGACAATTTAGAGATCGATCGCGTATTTAAATTAGTTACAAAACAGCCAATGGAGCAACTTTTATGCGCAAAACTGAAATACGACGCGGTAATAACATTTGACGAATTCCCTTATCGAGTTTACGACCCGTGCTTAGTATTTGCGTTAGTCATGTGTTGGCTTGAAAGCAAAAACCGGGACGATGCGCAGTTCGATAATGTTAACCCTGACATTGATGTTTCAGAAAATGACGAACAAACAGCGTACTTAATGATTGCGGTACCTTTATCGGAAGATATCACGTTGATCGAAGATGAAAGCGGATCAATACCATATAAGGGTGATCGTTATAAATTGGGTACTGCTAGCGTTTGGGTTCATCCCGACGAGGTGAATATTAATGCAAATTAGTGGCGAATTAAACAAAGCCCAACTAAAAGAATTACAAGAAGCTATTAAAAAGCTTGAGATGCCGCCCAAGAAAAAACAACGTCTTTTGTGGCGTATAGCAAAGTTGGGGCTGATTCCGGCAATAAAAAGGAATATTAAAGAACAAAAAGACTTTAATGGTTCTGGTTTTAAAGAAAGGAAAAGCAAGCGTAAAAGCCCGCTTTTGAAAAAAATAGCTAAATATATAGTAGTTAGAGAAATGCCGGCGATTGAAGCGGTGAAACTCTATTTTAAAGGACATTATAAAAGCACGTCGGATAAAAACATTCCTATAGGCGTAGTTGCTGATGTGCAACAAAATGGGCGGACAATTCGACAAAATGCTAAGCAATTTAAAAAGCAATCTAATAGCAAAAAAAAGGGTTCGATTACAAAACAACAAATTAAAAAATTAAGAGAGCTGGGACATACGCACTCAAGAAAAGGAAAAGAAGTTAAATCATCGGTTAAGTGGCTTCGTGAAAATTATTCAAAGGCACAGGCGGGCGTAGTGATAAAAAGAATGGTCGATGAGCTAGTTAAGCAATTTTGGTCAGTAAAAATCCCTAGCCGTGCATTTATGGGTATGACTGATAATGAATTTTCCAAAATATTAGAACGACAACTTAAAAATATTAGCTTTGGCTGGGATGTAAAAGCCCAAAACATAAAACGAGGTAAAAATTAAATGACTTGGCCAACAATTACAATTAACCAATTAAATCTACTTCAGGGCGAAACCGACGAAGTAGAACGCCGATTTTTGTTTATCGGCAATGCAAATAAAAATAAAGGGCAAATTATATCAGTTAATGCCCAGACTGATTTTAATGGCGTGCTGGGCAATGACAATAGTACACTAAAAAAAGGCGTATTAGCGGCATTAGAAAACGCAGGAAAGAATTGGTTTGCTAGTATTGCTATTTTAAACGATGGCCAAGATTGGACAGATGCAGTAATACAAGCTCAAAAAATCGGATCGTTTGAAGCGGTTGTTTATGCTGAAAATATCAATACCAAAGCCGAAATTAATAAAGCCATTAGTCTGCGCAAAAATTTAATTGCAAAGTACGGGCGCTGGGTAAGATTTATTTTAGGTGTCGAGGGACTACAGACTGACGAAACGTGGGCAAAATATGAATCACGACTAGCAACACTACAAAATGGTATTGATGAATATGCAATTACACTTGTACCCATGATTTTTGGCAACGAGCCTTTTGTCAACGCAGGGCGTTCATGCAATCGGTCGGTAACCATTGCTGATGCGCTAGCACGCGTTAAAACTGGCGCGGTAAGTAATTTAGGGCGTGACACCCTGCCTGTTGATTCTGCCGGTGTTGAATTGCCATTAGCCACACTGCAAACACTAAACGCAAATCGGTATAGCGTCCCAATGTGGTATCCGGATTACGACGGCGTTTACTGGGCAGATGATAGAACGCTGGACGTTGAGGGCGGTGATTATCAATCAGCCGAAACAGTACGCGTTATCGATAAAGTGGCTCGTAAAATTCGATTATTAGCGATCGCCAAAATTGCCGATGCCTCATTCAATAGCTCGGCTAATTCGATAGCTGTACATCAGCAATACTTTGCTAAGCCGATGCGTGAAATGTCAATCACATCACAAATAAACGGAATTGAATTTCCGGGCGAAGTTAAAACGCCAAAAGATGGCGACATTATGATCACGTGGAAAACACCTAAAACCGTTGATATTTATGCGGTTGTGCGCACGCGTGATATTCCGATGCAAATCACTATCAGCTTAATGCTTGATGCGTCATTAGACCAATAACAGGAGTAATTAAATGGGTTCAAGAATCACGGGAAAATCGTTCGATGTCAACATCGGCGGCGAATTAGTTCAAGTAAAAACCGCGACGCTATCGATTACTGATAATAGCGCGGCAGCATCAACTAACGGCGTCCCAGATGGGTACGTTGCTGGTTCAGTAACAGCAGAGGGCGCGCTGACTTTTTCGAGCAAATATTTTAACAAATTGATTGATTTTGCTCGCAATGCTGGTTCATTTCGTAATCTACCAAACTTTGATTTGATGTTTTATGCAGATACTGGCGATGAAAGCCAAAAAATAGAAGCTTTTGGGTGTAGATTAAAAATATCAGATCTGCTTAATGCGGATAAATCTAGTGACGACGAGACAACTCACACTATCGATTACATTGTCACGTCCCCAGATTTTGTCAGTATTAACGGCGTACCATATTTGTCCGCAACTGATACACGTAATTTATTAAATTATTAATGGAGTTCGGTGATGACTAATGAAGATTCGCTGTTAGTAAAAATTGGATTGGTCGGGTTTATGCTCGGCGTCGCCAAGTTGTTGGCTGGGGATGAGGCGATTACATGGCGTAAAGTTTTAGGGCGAGCGTTACTCGGAACTGGTTCATCACTGATTGCCGGTTTGATCATGATCCCACATCCGAACGCGCCGCAATTGGTTGTTGTTGGAGCGGCGGCGTTGTTGGGTATTTTGGGCCATTCGCTTATCGAATGGGTTGTAATTACGTATATTGATAAAAAACAAAAAGGATAAAATCAATGAATTTATCAGCACACTTTAAACGCTCAGAATTTGCATGTAAATGCGGTTGCGGCTTTGATGATGTAAATCCACTTTTAATTGATGTATTAGAAGATATTCGTGCTTATTTTAATGCTCCTGTTTTTGTTAATAGCGCATGTCGCTGCAAAAAACATAATCAAGCCGTTGGGGGTAAAACCAGTAGCCAGCACGTGCTCGGTAACGCTGCTGATATCAGAGTAAAAAACGTTCCGCCGTCTGCTGTTGCTGATTATTTAGATGCAAAATGTCCGGAAAATTTCGGGATCGGTCGATATCGCACATTTACCCATATTGATGTTAGAGTAGTAAAAGCTCGGTGGGGATCGAATGAGTAAATACAAACTGGCGATTATTGCAGTGTTGATTTTTTGTTTTGGTATTTATTTTTCATCGTTACAACATGATAGCAAATCACTAAAACAAATAAACAAGCTAAATTTTGAAACACAGCAACAACAATCAGTTATTAACAATAAATCGCAAGAGCTAGAAACTAAGTTAAATCAGGTAAGAACGTATGAACGACAAAATAACAAGAAAGCGCAGACCATTAGCAATGCTGTTAATAGCAATTGCATTAGTCGTGATTTTGTCGAGCTGTTCAACAAACAAACAGCAGATTACGAGCAAATTTTATCAACAAAACACATTAACAAAGTGCGTTGAAATATTGCCGAAAATTGAGAACAACTCAGCAGCAGCAATACAAAACGCATTAATTGAGTGGCGCAGTATTTATATCGATTGTGCGCTGAGACATAACACTTTAGTAGAAACAATAGAGGTACAACATGAAAATCACACTAACAATTAATGGCACAGATATCACATTCGAACCAACAAAGCTGGCTTATAACACGTATATCAACGATATCACGATGAACGACAAAATTGCACCCGCAACCAACTTTTTACGTCGTACTGTGTTAGCAGAAGATAAAGAGAAGTTAAACGAAATTTTAGAAAACCATGTCGGGGCAGCATTACAGATTATTGAAAAAGTTATCAAACAATACGCGCCCGACTTAGAGATCGAAGTAAAAAACTAAATCGGCGAGTAAGTAGGATTGAGAAGAATTCGTTAGAACAACTCTTGATTTTACGTCGCTACTATTTACCGGGCGAGGATGATAGTAGCGAAAGCCTCGCCCGTGCGGCATGGCTAGATAATCATTTAGCCGAGGCAATGGCTGCAGCGGTAGCAAACGGCATAGGTAAAGCGTTTAAAGGTGTTAAATAAATGTCATCATCATTAGATTTTACAATTAAATTAACTGATCGCGTAACAGCGCCACTTAAGCGTGTGCAGTCTCAATTTAAGTCATTTAATGCGACTGCTGCCAGCTCATTTAAAAAAATCGGCGGCGGCAGCATTGCCCTTTTTGCCGTTGCCAAGGGTATTACCGGTTTACTATCACCTGCGGAAGAAATGGATCGGGCTCTTAAAAATGCAAGTTTGGGCGGTGTTTCGTCAATTAATGAGCTGCGTACAGCAGCAAAAAAATTCAGTGCGGAATACGGCACTAGTGCTATTGATTTTGTTAATTCCGCATCATCAATTAAAGGGGCGTTATCGGGGATTAGTGATGCAGACGTGCCGCAAGCCGTGGCGGCAATGAATATGCTGTCAAAAGCTACCGGCGAAAGCGTGGATACATCAACCGCTTATATCGAACAGATGGCAGCTAGCTACAAAGGAACAGTTAACAAAATCGGACAGTTAAATTTTGCTCGGCATGCTGCGGGCATAGCTGCATATGCTAAAAATAATTTTAACGTGTCAACTCAGCAACTGCAAAGCATGATGCAAAAAACCAAAGGCACAGCCGCCAACAACGGCGTAAGCATGTCGGAGCAGGCCGTCGTTCTAAGCATGGCAAGCAAAAGCTTAGGCGCTGGTGCGGCGGGGTCATATGCCGCGCTGTACAAAAATTTAGGCAAAGCGGGTAAAGAGCTAGGGCTTTCGTTTGCTGATGCTAACGGCAAAATGCTATCAATGCCGGAAATTATCGCAAAAATACAGGGTAAATTTGGCAAGGATTTATCAAAGAACATTAAAGCACAAGAAGCTTTAGATAAAGCGCTGGGCGCTGGCTCAGATATCGTAAAAGCGTTGGCTGGTAATTCAGATGAATTAAATCAGCACATGAAAGAAATCGGAAAAGGTCAAAACTTCAAGCTGATGCAAAAAATGGCTCAGGGTAATGTTAAACCGCTGGAGCGTATTAATGCCCAGTTTATGAATATTAAAGAATCAATCGGTCGGGCATTGTTGCCAGTTTTAATGCCTGTCATGAATGCTATTAGTGGCATTATCGGCAAATTTGCAAAATGGATGGAAATGTTCCCAAACATCGCCAAATGGATCGGTATTGTTGCGGTCGGATTGCTTGGCTTTGCAGGCATTTCTGCTGTTATATCTATATTGTCGGGCTCTATTAGTATGCTAATTGCAGTCTTTAATTTATTTAAATTTGTCGTGGTTTCATCAATTCAAATTTTAAAACTATTTAGACTTACATTAGTTGGTATATCTGTTGCTGTTAAATATGTACGTAGTGCGCTAATTGGTTTGGAGATGATGACAGGGATATTCACAAAGCTATCAAAGGCGGTCATGTTGTTATTTACACCATGGGGCTTAATTATACTGGGGATAATCGCACTTGTTGCAATTGTTTGGTATTTCAGAGATGAAATAATGGCGGGTATAAAGTGGTGTATTAATTGGATAATGCAATTTTGGGATAGCATTAAGGACACTTGGATAATTCAAGCGTTGATTAAGGGGTTTCAGTTTTTATTTGATTTTGTTTGTGGTATCTGGAGAGGTATTGGCAATGCGTTTGTTAATGTGGTTGAGTGGTTAACAAATGCGTGGGATAGCTTTATTGCATTTTTTACCGATTTTTCATTTATCGATTCATTTTCAAAAATTGGTGAATCGCTAGTAAAAATGTTTACTAACACATGGAAAACAGTAAAAAACATGGGAATAGCTGTTATTAATACAATTATCGACGGCTTAAATTATATCCCGGGCGTTAACATTGAGCTGCTTGAATACGAAAAAATCGACGCACCCGAGCAATCCCCTGTTAGCACTGCAAAATCGCCGATCGCAAGCACGATCGTGCGTGATATCGATCACGGTGGATTGTCAAAAGAGATTCAAAACAGTAAATCGCAGAATATTGACAATAGTAAGAATATTCAGTCGGTCACAATTAATAACGCGCAGCCGATGACGCCAGCTCAATTGCAAGAGTGGAATCAATTGTATGCAGGATAGATATTTTGATTTACTCATTACAGATCGTGATTTTTCGTTAAATAACGGCTATGAGCCGAATTTGGCAAAAAATCAGCAAAGCATCGGGCAAGATATTAAACATGCGATTATTGAAAGCGGTTTAGCGACTGAATTAGTTGCTGAACGCTCGCCAACAATGCGGTATGACGTGTTTACTAAGATTATTTTGTTAGTTGAAAGCGACCGCCGCATAGTGCCGGGAACAGCGCACATCAAAGAAGAAACAGCAGAGCGACTTTATCTTACAGCAGACACTTATGATTTTGGAAAAATTGGAGTATCGATCGATGGCTGATTATCAAAAAATGTTTGAAAAAATTCTACACGATCATGGTATGCCGGTTGACGAGAACGCAGCACGCAAAGAGTTCGAAGAATTAACAAAGGCGGAGGGTTTAATTACAAACACGTCGAAGTATTCGCCATTTTGGCGTTTGATGTCTGCGATTGTGATACGGCCATATATTTGGCTAAAAGATGCATTTATCAAAAATGTATTAATGAATATGTTTTTAATGACGGCCAGCGGTCAGTTTTTAGATTTGTTTGCTAATGCGGTTAATTTAGAGCGTAAACCTGCAACATTGGCAACGGGTGAAATATTATTCACTAAAGCAAATAAAAATCAGTCGGTAGTAATACCCATGGGCACGGTGATCAGCTCACCAGAAATTAACGGCGTTACATATCAATTACAAACTACTCAAGAGTATAGCATCCCTGCCGGTGTCGAAACTGCACGCATTCAAGTAGTAGCAGTTGGTAGCGGTGAAAACTATAACTTAGCTGCTGGTTATTATCGTTTTTTAGTTGAACAGATAGACGGGGTAACGGTTACAAACGATGATAACTGGTTGATCTCACCCGGCGCTAATATTGAATCAGATGACGATTTAAGGGATAGAACCAAGAATCAATACAATTTTGTTGGTCATTATCATACTGATGCTGTATATCGTGGCATTGTGACAACAATTACCGGTATTTCAACCAAGCAAGTCTATTTTGTGCATGACGCGCCACGCGGGCCGGGCACAGCTAACTTATATTTGTTACTGAATGATGGCGTAGATTCAAAATATTTTATCGATAAAGTTAACAATTACATCATGGGACAGGGTTACCGCGGGCACGGTGACGATTTAAAGTGCTTTGCTGTGCCGGATAAAAAAATTAATGTTGTTGTTACGTTATATTTTGAACGTGAACAACAACCGATCGACATTAATCAATATGTATTAAACGTTGAGCATTTTATACGTTGCGTATTTCGTCAAAATAACGACTATAACGTAACGCAGGTAAATGCTTATTCACGGTTTAGTATCTCAAAATTAAACGAAGAATTACACGAACAATTTAACGAGTTACATTCGATTGTATTTAACATCGGCGACATTGTCAGCGAGTTAGAAGTGCCGCGGCTGCGAAATCTAACCATTAATACCGAGGTCGCAGAATGAAATTAAAAATCAAACTGCCGGTGTGGATGAATCGGGGCGAGCCGTTAAAACTGGCTAATGCCGCGGTTAAGTACTGGGATCGTATGTATCAATGGTTAAAATTCCCAGTTATGCAATTCGACCCGCTAACATGCGACGAGCGATTATTATTTTTATATGCATATCAACGCGATGTTAAACGACTAAATAACGAGCCGCTAGCACTGTATCGAAAACGTATTAAATACGCATACGCTAATGCTGCAGATTCGGGATCTGTTGTTGGGTTTAAAAATATATTTGAGCGGCTAGAAATTGGCACGGTTCAAATATTAGAACGCCAAAGCGGCTATGACTGGGACGTTATTATCTTGCGATTATCTGATAATCAGTTAACAAATAATCGGGAGCTACTAACTGAAATAATAAGGCAATACGGACGGACATGTCGGCGTTATTTTTTTGAAATTGTTCACGTGCAGCCGATGAAATTTAGATGCGGCGAGTTTAATAATAATCAACATTACAACGGTTCTAAATTTAATTTTAAACGAATACACCAAGTAACAGTAATTTTAAAAGTGGGTGGTTTTGGTGAAGTAAAAGAATTTAATGGAGTACAGCAATGAGTAAAACGGCAATAGTAAAAACAGGCGAACAGTTTTTTATAAAACAATTGAGCAAGTCACAACCGATTAAACTCGATCGTGTAATTTTTGCAAATATTAGCGGAATCAATGGCGATACTGAAATCGATTTAAACGGTTCAATGCCTGACGCAAGTCAGATCGTACATACTGCCCCAGTAACACAATCGGGGTTATTGAATGATAAGACTGTGGTTTATTCTGTTATTCTTGACACTAGCATCGGTGATTTTTCATTTAACTATATCGGGCTTGTCAACGCAGAAACTAACACGCTATGCATGGTAATGCATACTGATCTAACACGAAAAATAAAAACCGCAGGGCAGCGTCAAGGTAACACGATAACAGAATCAATTTGGCTTGAAATCGATAACGCTTCTGAATCGACGGGGATTACTGTTAATGCACAAACGTGGCAGATCGATTATTCAAAACGATTAGCTGGCGAAGATGAGCGTATTCGATTAACTAATTATGATTTATATAATCGGTTAGCAATTCACAGCGGTTTTACAATAACAAAAAAGGATAACAAATTAACAGTATCTGCAGGTCTGGCATATGTTGCTGGTTTACGAGTTGAGCACACGGCGCAAACATCGATAACAGTTGAAAATAATCAATCGTTATACGTTGATGCGTGGCTGTCTGGGACGACAACTGGAGAGTGGTCTGTAAACTATAATTTAATTGCTGGCACTAATTTAAAAGATTACGAAACAAACGGGTTTAAGCACTATGTCGAACGTGTAGCGTCGGTTGATGCAAGCGGTAAGTTAGTTGTTGTTAAGGCGAAGTCATTTATTACAACGTACGATCATTCAACGACTGAAAAAATGGGAATTGTTCGGCTTAGTTCAGCAACAAATAGCACATCAGAAACAGAAGCAGCAACGCCTTTGGCTATTAAAACAGTTAACGATTTAGCAACTGAAAATCATAACAATCTATTGAACGTAATTAGTAAATTCACGTCTACCGATAATGAGTCTGTCGTTTTTTCTCCTAATCATAACTATCAAATTGTTATGCGCAACGATGGAGTTTGCGGTGTTTATAATCATTTAACAAATAAATTCGCGTGGCTGATTAATCAAAATGGTGGGATTGATGGGTATATCGGTTGCGATAGAGTTGTCGGTCTAGACGAATATGTTCGTTCCCATTCGCTACCAGTAGGCATACCTCAACCATGGCCAACAACAACCCCGCCACCGGGGTGGCTTAAGTGCAACGGTTGGAAATTTGATAAAAATCGGTATCCACGTCTCGCACATGTGTATCCATCCGGAAATCTGCCGGATTTACGGGGGGAATTTATCCGAGGGTGGGATGATGGTAAAAACGTTGACCCAGGACGTGGGATACTCAGTTGGCAGAGGGATGCAATACGAAATATTCACGGTTCTATCGAAACAGTTATCAGTGGCTCAGCTAACCATATTGGCAGTGGTGCATTTTACACCAGTAATTTTAACTGGGGTGCATATACAGTATCAGGCGTAGCCGGAGGTTCGCACCAATCATTAATATTTGATGCGTCGAGGGTCGCACCGACTGCTCACGATAACCGACCACGAAATCTGGCATTTATGTATATAGTTAAAGCAGAGTAAAGTAAAGTAAAGGAGTAACCAATGAAATATCAATTCACACCAGTAATGGCCCAGTTTGATAGCGGCGGTTTTGTAGTGGCCGCAGGGTGGGCATTAATTTATAACACAAATATTCGAACCGGTGAATTTGTAAACGCAACATACGAATATGTTTCGGAGGGTATAGGTTTGCCGCCGCACGTTTGTTTAGATGCTCCACGATCAGTTGACGACACCCGTGCGATCGTTAGAGTTGGAAATCGGTGGACGTATCCATTTGATAATAGAGGTAAAAAAATCTACTCAACTGAAACAGGTGCAGAATTAACAGTAACAGAAATCGGCGATATTCCAAAAGACTACACGCTATTAAAACCGTCAGGCGAATTTGATAGCTGGGACGGTGAGAAATGGATGTTAGATGAACATAAACAGCATCAGCACTATGTAGCTGTAGCGGCAGCACAGAAAAAACAGCTATTAAGCGAAGCTACTACGCAAATTGATTATCTACAAGATGCAATTGATACAGAAATAGCAACTGATGAAGAAAAAACGTTATACGCAACATGGAAAAAATATCGTGCATTACTAAATCGTATTGATGTCGATGCTGCGCCAGAAATTGATTGGCCGGAAAAACCGGAGTAATCGATCGTGTGGTGTAATAAAACATTTTCATTAGCAAAATATAAGTCAATGAGCTTTGAAGCTGTGGCAATTGAGCCATATAAAATCACTAATAGCAAATTTTTATCACCCGAAGAGGCGATCAGGGCGTTATTAGCAAAAATCGACAGCATAACGCCGGTTGCTGTTATATTGATATCATCTGTAACAGAAACCGGTTTTATTAATCAGTTGACGGCGTTCAGTCAATGCTGGGATTTGCCGGAAATTAAGCGAGCACTGAGAACAGCTAAAACAGTGCAAGATTTAGATATCACAAAAATGGTTATACCGAATCCTGCAGATCGTAAAGTTGTCAAACAGCTATCATCCAGCAATACACGTGCAATTGTTAACAGTCAAACGTTAAAAGCAGCACAAAAAGACGCTACAGCATCAATTGATAGCGTAATGAGTGAATTACAGCAGTTTGCACAGCAAAAAGCAGCGGTTTTAAATAAAGTTGCAAGTCAGACGACGTCATTAACTGGCGGTAGTATTGATATAACATTTTTTTGTGGTTTGCCGTGTGATTTGCATAAAGGGTTACCAAATAAGCAGCATATTTTTACGTTTTTGCTGGCGTTTTCAGATAACAATTTAACCCCTATTTTGGATTTAGTACATGATAGAAAACTCACAGATAAACAATAATGGATCTGCTAGTGGCGTTGATAATATTGTATTAGCGCTGGATGGTGAATCTATTATATTAAAAAATCTGGCTATTAGGGTGGAATATGATTTGCCAGAGGAGGATCAGAGTGGTGGCTCATCATCAACAAACAGTAGTGAAAACGGCATCAAACCAAAAAAATTAGCGGTTAGCGGATTAATTGAACACTCGGCGCCAGACCGTCTGAGGCGTTTGATTGAATTGTCATATCAAACCGAAATCGACGGCACTAAAAAATTATATCGTGTAGCCAATGCTACAGCTAACGTCATGAATTTGCGTGAGGCTGTTTTTAGTGGGAGGATATCGGTTTCTCCGCATTCTACTCTGCTGGCATGGCAGGTTGAATTTGTCCTGTCAGAGCGTAAATCAGTACCGGAAAAACGAGAATTAAGGGGGCGCCAGCGAGCCGTTGAAAATGGTGACGAACATGTCGGCGCAATAATTGAGAGTGTGCCAGCGGATGAAAACGAGGCGCTGTCGTGGTTTGAGAAAAACATTTTAGCTAATGTTGACGATGTTATGGGTTAGTAAATGAAAATAAATAAATATGCAATTATTGACAATGAACGCATTCAAATTATTGACTGTAATATTATACTAGAACTAAATGCGTGCGGGCGAGGTTTTATTACAGTTCCTGCTGGCTGTAGGGGGGCATTAAAAAATAAAACATTAATAATAAATGTTGGTTATGGAAATGATTTACAACGATTTTTTACCGGATATATTGAGAGCGAACAGACGGCAGCGCACAACGCTAACAGGCTATTTATACGTGAATTAATCGGTTGTTATCAACAAACAATTGATTGTTCGTTTCAGCACCCAACGTTAACAGTTGTTACTGAGTATCTAACATCAAAAAATGGGCTGCAGTTCGATTTACCGTGTGTTGATTATGTTAACATAAAAATCCCACATTTTAAACACTCTGGCACAGGATTCCATCTGCTGCGAGAGATCGGGAGGGCGTTCAATATTCCAGAATATACATTTTTTCAAACACCAACAGGCAAAATCTATTGCGGTAGCTACAACGATAGTTATTTTAATGATAAATGTATCAATTTTGGGGATAATTTAAATAAAATCGCATCTTCAACCGCTGGATCTAACATTGTTGAAATTCCGCTAGTGCCAAAACTTCGCCCGGGTGTCAAAATCAACGGTAAAAAGGTCTCTATTGTCAATTTGATTAACGATGACATGATAATAACCCTTGAGGACAAAGCAGGGAAAAAATCGGCAGCACGGCGACAAATTGAAAAAGAATTCCCGGAACTGGCAGACGGCTACCACTTATCAAAAATGGCCAAGGTTGTAGCAATTTCAGATGAGGCAAGCTTGGGTGATATATCTACCCCATTCCGCCCTAAGTACGCCGTTAATGTGCAGTTATTAGATGAAAACGGCAAAGAATCAACGACACCAGTTTATAAGGCTGTGCCGTTGCCAGTCACAAATATTGGCTCGGAGGGTGGATCGTATCATTATCCAGAAGAAGGCGCAGAGGTGGAAATAGGGTTTATTAACGGTAAACCGGATCAGCCGGTTATTCGTAATATCTACCCAAATAATAAAACAATGCCAAATATAAAAAAAAATGAGCATTTATTGCAACAACGTGCAGAAGTGTTTACCAAGATTGATAACGTCGGCAATATGATACGTGAAAGCGATCAGACTATAACAGATAATGCTAGGGATTATTGTTTAAATAGCGATTCATCAACTGAAAAAACAACAACAAAAATAACAACAGTTAACGCTAATTATACTATCAACACGTACAGTAATTATAAGTTATCTGCGAACACTATAACGCAGCTGGCACTAAAAGATTACACAATCGGAACTAATTCGAATTTTGTGCAGTTTGTTGATGTTGATTACTCATTAACAATAAACGGCAATCAATCGATATCAGTAAAAAATAAAATTGATGTAACAGCAAACGAAATCAAAGAACAGATTAAAACAATTCGCCAGAGTATTGCCGACGCAAAACAAGAGGTTATTGCCCCGCAGGTTTGGATCGGCAGCGGCGAGATAAATGTATTGCAATTGATGTTAGACACATTAGAACTGATTGAGCGTTTAGCTGGTTTGACAGCTCAACATACACACCCGAACACCCCCCCTCCGACTAACGCCGGCGAAATTGCTGTCGTTAAAATTGACGCAATAAATCTAGATGAAAAATACTCGCCAGTAATTGCTAAATAGTTTTTATGCCTCAGCTCGCCCGCTACTGCGGGCTTTTTTGCAGAATGCTATTATATAATTTGATTGCGTCACAAATGATTGCGCTTTGTGGTTTGCCCGTTATTTCACTTAATTCGGCGATCATCTCTATGGTTTTAATCGGCAGTTTATAACCTTTTGATTTAAAGCCTCTTTTTTCGTCGCTTCTTTTTTGGATCTCGGCTTTTGATAATGCCAT